CGTTCATAGAGAGAAGTGTAAGCACGAGCAAAAGACTTTGAAAGTCCAGGGAACTTGCGCTTGACAAGTTTCTCAATGCGCGCATCTTCGATGACATTCAAGAAATCTTTGAATTTCTTGTCACTTTCTTTGACTTGATTGTGCCAGCCATCATCAGGAGTGTTCAAAGCATGACCGACTTCGTGACCTGTTAACAAGTCATACAAGTCGCCGTCCATGTCCTTCCATACGGGAAGAACCATCGTGCGATTCTTGAGGTCGAAGTATGCCGTTCGAACATTTTGGTGAGAGACGGTGATATTCTCGCTCGCCAAGAGTTTGGCGAGGATCGATTTAGAAGCCTGTAAATTCGTTTTCATACAACCATTGTCCCCTAAAACGGCTAGAAAAACAACAGTAAAAACTCGAATAAAATCAATAACTTACGACAGGTATTTTTGCCTAAAGATTTCAGCCTTCACAGGATCAGTTTTTTTCAGGTTATTATAAATCCGCTTATTGTTTTCACGTATAATTTCAGGGGTTTTTGAACTAAAATCTGAGCGCCAGCCACGCTTCACGGACTTTTTCATACTCACCTAATTGTTACCGTAATCAAGTATTGTCGCTGATTACAGTCACATCGTAAATAGAAAAAACTCGAATAAAATCAATAACTTACGTCAACCAGTGGAATAGACGAATTTTTCAGCCTCAGTTTGTTCTTGTTTCTTCACAATCTCTTGTGTTGGCTGTTGCATTTCTAGAATCTCTCGCGACTCTGTTAATGCTTTCATCTTCTTCAGATTCTTCTTGACTTTTCTTTTTGCTTGATCAAGTTTAATTGGACTGACTTTATCAGTATACACAATTCCATTCAAATGATCTAATTCGTGTTGAACACAAACAGCAGTCAATCCATCAAACTCATGAATCACTTCTTGACCATACATTGCTTGAAACTTCACTTTGATATGATCGTATCTTGGAAGTTTCAGATATAGTCCAGGATATGATAAACATCCTTCAGAGTATTCAGATAATTTCTCTCCATGTTCAATAATTTCTGGATTGAACATTGTCCATATTCCATGTTCACCCATATTCACTACACAAATTTTATGAGGTAGTCCTACTTGGTTGGCTGATAAACCAAGACCGCCGAGTTTCTGTAATGTTTCAGCCAGAGAGAACCCCAAATATTCTGATTCCTTTGGATCATACTTTTTATGATCCCATGGAATTGTTGGTTGGCGAAGAATTGGATCGTAAAAGTCAACTAGTTTGAATATGCTATATTCAATCAAATCGCCTTTGTAATATTTGACCAATCTTTCCATTTTAAATCACCTGTGAGAAATTCTTCACTTTGCCAAATCGAATTGTGTGTTTAAATTTATCAACCATCTGATCAGTCTTGTGAGTGATCACAAAGATGTTTGTATTATCAGCAAACATATTTATCAACTTCATAAATTCTTCAGTGCCATTGATGTCAAGAGAACCATCAAAGACCTCGTCGAAGATGAGAAGATTGGTATTGACACTGTTCTTTAGTTTGGCGACCGACCTCCAAGTGAACAACAGTGCTAGATCAATACGTTTCTTTTCACCTTCTGAGAAATTTTCATAACTGAAATCATCTCGGTGACGAGACTTGATGGTCTCCTTGAACTCCTCGTCAATGTTGAAGTTGACAAAGAAGTCCATCGCAGCCAAATACTTATTTACCAGTTTGTTTATAACTGGCACGTACTGCTTAATGATTTTCGACTTAATCCCGCCATCTTTAAGCAACTGCGCGACAATATCATAATGTTGTGTTTGTTCAGATACCGTTTTTCTTTTTTCGTTAAATGCTTGTAATGCGTTGAGCAACTCTTTTGATTGTGCCTTGAACTCATCGCTCATGGCTGGTTTGCTTTCTATTTCACCAATTTCTTTTTCAAGTTTCGTAATATAGTTTCGAACCTGCTTGCGAGAAGTATTGATCCGCACAAGATCTTGCTCAAGAGTTTTGAGAGTTTGTTGGGTTGATTTAATTGTATTGATTCGACGTAGAACGGCATCACTCTCTTCCTTTAGTTTGTTTAGACCTTCGGTTAGTTCTGTGATTTTACTGTTGCATGTGTGTACTTTTTCGTCTTTGTTATTGATAGCCTGATCGCAGGTTGGACAAGTCGAATTTACAGAATAAAACTCGATGTCTTTCTCGAGTTTCTGAATATTCCCTTCAATCTTGGCTTCAAGTTGATTTAGTTTAGTGAATTTTTTACTGGTTGAATCGTCGTCTGATACTTCGGTTAGTAGATTTTCAATTTGAGTTTCTTTTTCAGTTGCTTCGATTTCAAGTGCTGAGAGTGATGCCGTGTTTTCAGTCACTTCTTGTTTCTTAGCGTCTACGATTTCCTTTGTATTCTTCTTGAGTTCGTCAAGATGTTTCTTGTGTAGTTCAATTTTATCACGTGTGTTATCAATTTGAATCTTGAGTTGCGCTGCTTCGTCTTTGAGTGTGTGTAGTTTACCTTTCACAATTACATTCATGGAAGAGAAGATCTGGATGTCAAGTAGATCTTCAATTACTGCACGACGATCCGATGCTGACAACTGCATGAATGGAGTGAAGTTGGTTGACCCTAGAATAACGATCTGCGTGAATGACTTATAGTTCATCTTGAGAATGATTTTTTCAAGATGATCCTGATAATCTTTTGCTCTTGCGTCTTGATTTAGTAATTCATCGTCGCAATAAATTTCAAAAACATTTGGTCGAATGCCACGAACAACTTTGTATGACTTCTTACCAATATCAAATTCAACTTCAACGAGACAATCTTTTTCGTTGACAGAATTTACGAGTTGTGGCTTATTGATATTGCGAAATGGTTTGCCAAACAATGAGAATGTAATAGCATCCAGGAATGTGGATTTACCTGCACCATTTTCACCAACGATCAATGTCGTGGTGTTTTCATTCAATGAGATTTCAGTAAAAACATTTCCAGTAGAAAGGAAATTTTTATAGCGAACTTTTTTAAATAAAATCACGCTGTCTCCATAGACAATGCTTCGTTATATACATCACGCAATACTGTTTTGATTTTATCTGATTCTACAGGTAAAGTCAAGCCATCAACATACTTATTTAAGATTGTCATTGTGTCTTCTGCTTGGTCAATATCAACGTCAACGTTCTCTGTAATCTCAGAAAAGTCTTCAACGACTGATACTTCCAACGGATTTACTTTTGCCAACGTATCTAGCAATGTATCAAACAAGAAAGAGTTATTGCGTTTCTCAACTACAATCTTAACATACTTGCTTGCAAGATGAGAATAATCTGCGTTCACAAGATCATTGTAGTATAACTCATCATCATTGTATTGGATCTTATAGAACATCTTCAACGGATTTTGAATAAATTCTAATTGACGAGATTGAGTGTCGTAGATATGAAACCCACGATCATCATTATGATCTGCCCATGTCATTTCACCAGGAGTTCCAACGTACACAATACTGCCATTATTGCTTTTGTGATGAAAGTGGCCAGAAAGAACAAGATCATATTTTTGTAAGGTGGAGGGGTCCATACCTTCGTGGCAGATATTGCCACGATCCATTTCGAATCCTTGCAACTCAAAGTGACCAAAGCAAACGCTGTTAGTACTGCGTTTGATAAAGTCCATGATTTCTAGTTCATTGTCTTTGCAGATCCAAGGAATGATATCAATACCATTCCACTCTGTTGCTTCATTATACACGACAACATTCGGATAATCTTTGAGCAATAACTCAGGCGAATTGACTTCTAAAGTATTCTTGAATGTAATGTCATGGTTGCCAAGCAACGTATGCATCTCTATATTATGTTCAGCCAGTTTATCAAAAAAGTAACGACGGCAAAGAGCAAGAGACTGAAAAGAGATATACTTCCGACGATCAAATAAGTCACCCAACTGAAAGATGGTGGTAATTCCATTTTGCACCAAATAAGGGAAAAAGTGTTTAGTATAAAACTCACGATAGTGATTATGGAAAGCGATACTATCGCCTCTCATACCAAAGTGAGTATCACCCAGGATTGCTATCTTCATCTACAAATTTCTCCAGACCTGCTTTCTTGGCTTTCTTTTCTTTACGAGCATTTTCGTAGTTTACAATAAACTCTGAAATATTTTCGTACAATTCAAATTGCCTAAAAGTTCCGTCTTCATTTTCATTTAATTCAAACTCATCAAGAATACCAGCAGTCTCTGTCGCCTTGTACTTGACATATAGTTGCTTCTTTTCTTTTTGAATTCTTCTTAAGAATGCATAATATACTATTTGAGTGAAATAGGCAAATGGATTGCTCGATTTGCTAGGATCAAAATTGTCAACGTACATTACGCAGTTTTCAATTGCATCGGCAACCATCTCATCTCTAAAAGTATATGAAAGAAAATTTGGTTTATGCGAGAGATTCTCAGCAATTTTCATAAAGCATTCAGCAACGTATCGAGGGATCTGTGGCTTTGGTTGACCAAGTCTCTTTGCTTTTCGAATTGCTGTACGATATGCAGTCATTTCCTTGAGGAAATCTTTGTTATTGATGTAGTGATTTTTAGCCATAATTAACCAATATGTAACAGTTGTGAAATTGTAAATCTTGCATCTTCGGGGTTATCTGTTTTTAATTTGACTTCAGTCACCTCATGACGCACCACTGATGGAAAAATAATTGTTGAATTATTTTCAAGTTTTGAATTATAGTTATAATCAGGAAATATCAATTCACCACCTTGATATTTTTTTGGTGTCTTATGAATTAACGTTACTGCCGTGAAAACTGCACTATCTTCATGAGGTTCGTAATAATCACCATTTCTATACGCTTGAACTAATGTGCATCCGTGATTAATGTGCTTGAACAATTGCATATAAACATCTGAACTTTCTTTAGATGCATTTCTAACTCTCTCACTCACAGTTTTAGTCATGAACAATAAAATATCCGAATGTTCTTTGTTATTGAACATTGAATCGATCATGATTCCGTAACCTTTCTTTCGAGGAATTCCACGCTCTCGTGTTGCAGCACTTGTTTGTTCAGGTGGAAGCATTTTTGGAACTAAAAAAATCAACTCATTCCAAATCAATTGGAACTCTTTTGGGTCTAACAAATTATGTATTGTTATGTGGGGAAATGGATCACTAAAAATTTTAATGTTCATAAATTTAATGTACTGGTTTGTCTTTTTTATTTGCCATCGCTTCAAGAATAGAAACAACCTTCTCAACTGTTTCGGGATTATTGTCTAATCCCTTTGTTTTCTTTTTAACAGGCGTCTTTATGTTAGCAGTGTTGTTATAAAAGAAATCTGCAACGTATTCATATTGCTCAACAAATTCAGCACGAACTGGTGACGCAAATAACACCTCGTAATCATCAAAATCTACTTCTTTTATTTCAATAACTGATTGAGGAAGGTACTCTTGCATTGCAAGAATTTGACGACCTTCATCAAATATAGTTTCAATTTCAATTCTTAGAGGCAACTCTACTGTAATGTATCCTTCTTTATAAGTCACATATCCAATGATATCATCTGGAATTGAACGAAGGCGAACAAACTTGAGTTCGCCTCTTGGTTTATATTCTACTTTATCTTCAGACATTAATTTATCCTTACGTTATTCGTTGTGAAAGGAAATTTTTCTTCACTGTAGATCTTCACTCGTTCCTCATAGTGCTTCAGCGTGAAGTTTGTATAAGGACCATAACGTAGATCATCAGCAATATCGTACAATGTGGCTGCTTCTTTGTTTTCACCTAGACGCAGCACACGACCGATAGATTGCAATGCTCGAATCTTACTCTTTGTTGGTGAGGAGAATATAATATTATGTAGGTTACGGATATTGACACCAGTCGAGAACGTTCCGTAACTTGCTACAATGATCGCATCGTTTTCTTGTTCAGTGATATGTCTTACTGCTTCGCGATCTTCTGCTTCAACCCCACCATGGATAAAGAATACTTTTCGACCATTTGCTTTTTCAGTTATCCATTCATATAATAGTTTACCGTGTTTTTCGACATAAGTAAATAACACAAGACTATTGCCTTTGAGATTCAATGCAAGATCAGTGATGAATCGATTTCGCCCCTCGTGTTGCGTCAGAAAATTCATTTCATCAGGATATGTAAATCCTTTGACTGTCTTACAAACTATTTCTGGATACTTCAATACAATGCACTTGATACTGAAGTTGGCGAGTTGCTTGCGCTCAATCAATTCCTTTGTAGAAATAACTTTGAACGTTGGTCCAAACAATCCTTCAAGAACTAGTTTGTTTACTTTACTATCATCAAGTGTACCTGTTGTGCCAATACGCACGTCACAGTTGATGAGTTTGGTCATGATGCTTGTCAGTGACTTTGCTTTGAACGTGTGCGCTTCGTCGCCGATGATAAAATCAAATTGAGTAAAATATTTCTTTGGCATGTCATAGATTGACTGCCATGTAGAGATAATCAAATCACTATCAGGGATTTTACTTTCGCCACCATAAATCTTCTGACAGTATTTCTCTACATCCCATCCGTTGACAGATGAGTAGTTCTTGAAGTCACTATGCATTTGGGTGACGAGATTAATCGTAGGAACAATCAACAATCCGCGCTTCTTACCTGTATTAAGTAAGTGGCGAATCATCATATAAATGATTAGTGATTTTCCCGATGCGGTTGGTGAAACGAGTACAGTTCTCTTTTTTGTAAGTCCGACGCTAGACGCAAGTAACTGATAATCTCTGGGCTCAATTGACAAAGAAAGAGCCGAAGCCAAATTTTTGGTGTCAACAGGATAGATTTCTTTTTCTTCATCGATATACTCGCAGGTATAGTTGCTGTCCTTGCAAAACTTTTTGATATACGGAACTAAACCAAGATAGATTTGTCTCGTGTTTAGATTCAGAAGTCGAATCTTTCCGTCCCAATATTTATTTTTAAACGCAGGTGAAAACTGATAGCCTGGAGTTGAAAATGTAAAAAACTCTGACATCTCTTGCAAGATCGCAGGTTCAGCAGTCACTTGGACATAGATATTATTTACTTTTTCAACAACGACGTGTTCTATCATCGAGCACCCTGAATGAACTTCTCCCAGCCCATGTACTCTTTTAATTGCCATGTACGGTTGTTTAACTCTTTCATGACGTTGGTACAGAAACTTGCTGCCTCGTCATGATACGCTTTCTTGCGCTTGAGTTTGTTTAGATCATCATCGCCATCAAGATATACAGCAATGTCTGACTTTAATGTAAATCTAAATGGTTCCCAACCAAGTTTATCTAATTCTTCTTGGTCTAACTTGCCGTTGTAATACATCCATTTGAGTTTCTTGAGTTTGTCAAACTCTAGTGCAGCGCGTTTGGCTGCAAGATTATGCAATGACAAATATTTGTTGTATTTGTTATGCAACAATGGAATGCGCAGGATTTCTTTACCAGGCTCCGTCGTGTCAACTTCGGAATCCTTTTCCCATTGTTGCATCAATTCTTCAAGTGGAGGTGTTTCTATTTTCATGCATCAATTATAAATCATTTCAAATCAAAAGACAAGTCATGACAAGAGTTGTCTTACAAGGATTGCATAAGTATAATCAGTATGTCTGGTTTGATCGGGACTCTCAAGAATATATTAAGAAAATAATCTCTCATAATCATAGTATGAGAATCTAAAAGATGCATCCGCAACAACAATATTTTCAGCAGTGTCTTGTGCGCTCATTAACAAAGATGATAAAGAAACTGGAAACAAATCAAACAATTTAATTCTAAAGTTTGGATTATTTTTGTTTGTATGAAGAGTCATAATTGCTTCAGAGTATTGAACTCTAATGTTATCGCGATTTCGAATATATGGTGCTCTTGCTTGGCGTTCTAGATTGATATACTCTTTGAAATCAGTTGGGAATGTCAACCCACGAATCCAATCGTGAATTTCAGTCCAGTTACGCATATCTTCATCGACCAAGAAAGTAATATTGAACGTATCATACACCATTTTCTCACCTGGATGAAACAAATCTATAAATGGTGTTGGTCGAATAATTTCTGTAAGTGAAACTCCAGGAACGTTTGCTGCTTGGCAGTAATATGTTGCTCCAGGCAAACGATCAAACGTCACTCTAAATTTGGTACTTTGTAAGAGTGCTGTATTAGTCGGTGTTCTTGTGAGTGCTGTCATTGCGCATCCCTTTGAAGATCTACTCTATTTAGGGAAATAAAAAAAGGGGAGCATTGCTGCTCCCCCCGAGTCACATTACCTTATTATTTTTATAAAGTCGGTAATAACTATTACTGGTTGATGTTCAACACTTGGAACTTACGATAGTACACGTTTGTGCCGTTTGAAAGAGCACCAGTGCCTGCTGCAGTTGCGAATGGGTTTGCAACGAGACCGTAACGAGTCTTGAAGCCAACTTTTGGTTGGTAAGTCGTTGGGTCGATTGCGCGTACCATTTGTAGTGGAACGTATGGGCAGTAGAACAAGCCAGCGTCATAAGCGTTTGTACCCTTATAACCAACAACAACATAATCTGCATTAGATACAGAATATGGATCAACATAGACCTTGATACGTCCGAAGAGTGTACCAGCGAATGTGTTGCCAGTATCATCAACTGTTAGGTTGGTGTTATTTGACAATGCTGAGTAGTAGTCTAGAAGACCTGTCATTGCTAGGGCTGATGCAACATCCGTTGATAGGATGAGGATGTTACCCTTACCGCGACGTGTGTCTTTAGCGATCTTGTTTGCTGCTCTTTCGATTGCGAACAAGAGTGACTTATACTTTTCTACCTGCCAACGACCTGATGTACCACCTGCAGTGGTGTCGCTTGAATTCAAGTTGAAGGTATTTGAAGTTACACCGACGATGCCGACGTTAGCAGTTGCATAGATCGTACGAACAACTTCGCGGTTGATTTCAGCAAGAATTTCTGTTGACAAGATGTTTGTCAATTCTGTTTCTGCGTCGAGACCGTGGATTGCCTTTAGATCTTGTGCAAGTTCTAGCGTATATGCTGCTTGCAAGCCGCGTGTATTTGCTGTAACAGCAACGCGATCGATTTGGAAGCCCATGTTCTTCATCGTTAGGTCTTCACCAGCAGCGGTGTCGAGACCGAAGCCTGTGTTTGCTAGACCGTAGATTGATGAGTTAGCATTACCTGGATTTACTGCAGTGCTGAATGCAGTCATTGTACCGTTACCAGAGTGAGCGTTATTGGCTTCTTCGAAGAGAGCCTCGCCGCCACGTGCTGTTGAAGATGCATAGACTGAGCGCATTGCGAAAATCAAACCTGTTGGACCAGTCATTGGCTGAACGCCGCAGATGTCATAAGCCATTAGGTTTGGAAGTGCGCGGCGAACGAGACCAATTAGGATTGGGTCGAAGCCTGTAACACCAGTGTTGACTGTTGAAGCAAGACCGCTTACGCCAGCTGAACCCATGGCATTAGCAGGTGATGCTTCCCATAGGTTGTGCATTGAGCGATTTTCTTCTTGGAGGGCGCGTTCTTGGTTTTCCAAAACAAGTGCAGTTACTGCGCGCTTGTATGGATCTGTGACTGATGGAAGATCACCGTGATCAAGAACTGGAGCCCACTTTTTTACGAGCGTTTCATTTAGATACATTTTTTATATTCTCCGTTAAAAGATGAGTTAATTAGGCTTTTGGAGCCGTTTTTGAGATTGCTTGTACATAATGTTTCATTAAACCATGAACTTCTACTTCTGGCTTATCTTCAGTGACCGTCGTCTCTTGAAGTGCCTTTACCTCACTTTTCACTTTACCGACTGGGAAGTAGTTCTCGCGAATTACTGCGAGTTTATTATTAAACTCACCTTCTGTGGTGAACTCCACGCCCTCTGCGAGCGATTTCATTTTCTCAACCTGTACTTCGGTTAAACCTTCACAGATTTTGCGAATTGCTTCATTTCTTTTTGCAACGTTGAGTTCTTCTGTAAGAGCAGCAATCTTATCATCAGCATCTGATGCCAAAGATGTTACTGACTCTTCGAGTTCTGCAACGCGAGCAGCTAGTGTTTCTGCTACGTCAACTTTTTCTTCTGGAATTTCAATATAGTGTTCTGCGAATAGATTCTTGAGACCACCAATGAAATCATCAACAAGTTCTGCACGTAGACCAGTTTCGATTGCAACTTGATTTTGCTCCATCCACTGTTCAACAACATAGTTTAAATACTCGTCGACTTGATCAGCCATTTGTGATTGAATTTCTTCAACTGCTTCGGCAAGAACTTTATTGTTCTCTGTGATCATTTCTTCAAGAATCGTATCGATGCGAGCATTTACAGCTGCTTCGAAGATTGTTGTTGCTTTTGTCTTAAATTCTTCTGAGAGTGATTCGCCATTGAAGAGAGCGTCAACATCTTCAGCCATTGACTTGTGAGCCTTTTTCTTCATTTCGTGTTTATAGGCTTCTTTCATCTTCTTCTCGTCTTCTTCTTCCTCTTCCTCTTCTTCCTCGTCTTTTTCTTCATCTTCTTCAGATTCAGCTTCGCCGAGTTTCTTAACAGGAGGTGGCATTGGAACCTTTGTTCCACCTTCTGCGACTACTTCACCTTCAACTTCTGTTTCTTCGGTTTTATATTCGCCAGTGTCAACTGGATTCTTTTTGAGACCTTCCTCTTCATCAGCAAGTTTCTTAACTTCTGATCCTGGAAGTTTCTTCATTGGTTCTGCTGGAACTCCTGGTGCGCCTGGTTTTGCAGCAACTTTCATTCCTGCTGATGCCTTGTGACCATAGTCATCTGGAAGAGATTCTGGTGTTTGTCCACCGAGATCTTGAACCTCTGCTGGCATCTTCTGCATTGGTTCCTTACCTGCAGTCATAGATGCCTTTAGAATTTCTGCAGCGGATTCTGATAATGTCTTAGCCATTTTGTTAAACTCCTGAAGAGATAAAATTATTTATAAAATTTAAAGTTTTGACAAGAAGTTCTCAAAGATTTTCAAGGAGATCTCGTCGATTTGCTTCTGCTTTGCGTTCTTGATTTGATTATAATATGCGTTGACATCTAATTCTTTTACAACGCCATTATCCCAAACCCACTCTTTACCTTCCATAATACCTTGAACAAAAGCACCTGGTGCGGATGGATCCGCAACAATATCAGCCGCTGTGGCTAGATAATAGTCATCTTGCACGACGTTGACACCGCCCTCATTTTTAAGAGAACCCATGCCACGGCATGACACACCAAGAATTGCACCGCCTTCCATAAGGGACTTGGCGATTTTACCCATTGGTGTTTCAAGAATTTTTGCTTTACCAACCCAAACGTTACCTTCTTGTTTAAGGTTGGTAATAAGATGTGATACGCGATCTAGATTGATCGTTGGTGAGTCTGGATGACCTAACTCACCAAATGCGCGATTCTTTTGAACGTATTCTTCATTGTAACGATTGACTTCTTTTGCAAGCGTTTGTACTGGATACACACGACCGTTGCGATTTTTTGTTTCAGCAACGAGAAATGGTCCTTGAATGTAAAGAGATTTGACACCGTTTTTTTCTTCGGTGATCATCTTCACTGCTTCAACTGTTTCGGTGATTAATTTCATTTATTTTAGCCCCAACGATGTGCGTTTTCTTAATGAACGCTTTCTTTTAATTAATGATCGTGCAAGTTTTGCTCTACGTTTTATTTTTGCTCTGCGAGCACCAATTTTTCTTTTAATTCTTTCAGATGATGACATACGAATCATCTTTCCACCACGAATTGTGTAGCCCTTTACACCTGAAACAATTTTACGTCTTTGAACTTTTCCACCACGCACTCTCAAACGAATGAGTTTTTTACGTCCAATTTTTTGAACGTTTGCTTCAGCAATAATTTTTCTTACTACTTCTGATACAATACTCATTTGTCGATCTTATATGCAGTGTTTTTATTTGCAAAGTCAGCAACTTTCATAAACTGACCTTTGCTATGTGAAATCATTCGAGCAACTTTTGCTTTATTTTCGTCATTCAATGCATCATGAACTAAATGAATTGCTTTTGCTGTTTGTGCATCAACATTTAATGTTGTGCCATCTTGAAACTTTAATTTTTTGGCTTGATTGTTTTTTACAATATCTTTGATATGCTCAATGTTTTCATCAATCATTTCTTCAGATAAATCTGTTTCTTCAGCAGTAACACCTGGAAGCCCACCAACATTTGATGGTGTTGATACACCTGTAGATTTATTGTATGGAACAGAGAATACTAATCCTAATTTGTCATTCGTATACAATGCTACACGACGACCATCAGGAAAAATACGAATGCCAGTTCTTTTTAAAAGTACAAGAGCAGGTGGATAAAATTCTTCGTTCAGTGATTCAGAAATTTGTTCCTTATCTAAAATTTCAACGCTATTGTTCAATCGTTGAATAGCATCTTTTTGTGATTTGATTCTTTGCAACGTTGTTCGAAAAATATTTTGCGGTGTTTGTGAAGACAACATTTCTGGTGGAATTTCAGAAGAAACCTTTAAATAGTTTTGTCTTGCAAGTGGAGAAATCTTATTCAACACTTGTGAGATTTGAGCATTTGGATTTTTTTGTGAATGCTGTTGAAATGCTTTATGACCAGCCGCAGCCGCAGTCACATTGAGACCTTTAAGTTTCAATGCAGATTTTACAGCTGAAACTCTATTTACAAGAGACGCTGAATCTTTTGCAGAAGATTTATTCTTCTGTGGTTGGTTCGGAGGTTGCATCGACATCGTCGGTTTCTGCTCCTGCAACGATTGCTTCATTTCCTTCAGATTCATTTGATTCTTCGTTTCCTAGTAATGAGGTAGCAATTTCTACTTTCTTAATTTCTAATGCATCCGTAACTTTATTTGCAATTGCGCTATTAAAAGCATTTAAAAATGCTTCTTTGTCACCAGCAACTGCAGCAGTTACAGCGTTCAATGAATATCCATCGTCTTGCATAAAATTCTCCAATTATTATTTAGTAATTTCGGCATTAAATGTTGAATTGATATCATCTGCTTGCGCTTGTGCCGCCCCCATCTGTTGTTGTGCATCATTTGAAGGTGGTGGTTCATTTGCAGATTCGGCATTCAACTCATCATCCATACGAGAAATGCCTTCTTCGTCAAAGTGCAACACATTCTTTTTGACCCATGATTTAGAGAAGTAAACTCCAACATATGGATCGATTTGTTGCATAAGTTGTAAACGAGAAGAAAGCAATTCTGCTTCTTTCAATTCTGCGAAATTATTATCTTTAAGGAAGTCATAATGAATTTTTTCCTTCATCTCTTCCCATTCATCAATAGAACATATACCCTTTAATGCTAATTGACGTTTCATTAATTCGTCAAATAGAATACTAAATTTGGTTCTTAATCTATCAATAAACTTGGTAAACTTCAACTCATCACGTGTGATTTCAGTTGATCGACCAATAGAAAATCCTGTTTGTGGTTCCAAACGAGAAACTGGTACGTTCAGAGCCTTATACAATTTTTGTTCGAAATAACGAACATCTGCCAACTCACCAAGATTTTGACCTGCTGGAAGAGTTGTGATTTCTGTTGACTTACCTTCGCCGCGACGTGGAATCCAAAAATCTTCCATCATTGACATAAACTTACGATCGTCTTTGACTTCGCCAGTTGCTGAGTCGTAAACAACCTTGTTGCGGAACTTTGTCATGATATCACGAAGATATTGTTCTGCTTTGATCTTTGGCATGTTGCCAACATCAATATAGAACACACGACGTTCTGGAGCACGTGATAGACGATAGATCACAACAGCGTCCTCAACCATTCGGAGCTGGTTGAGTGGCTTGATTGCCTTGTGAAGGTATGATAACACAAGTGCTCTTTTTGGATCCATTAATCCAGAGTTAACATTTACGATTGCATCAGTTGCAATTTTTAAACCAGAATCTGTTGGAGACGTAATCAAGGTTTGACCCTGATTCATCGCTCTTTCATTATAAACATAGAATTCTTGCACACCAGCGGTTACTTCAACACCAGTACGTGGATCTTTTTTACGAATTACGCTACGAACTTTACGAATTTTTCTTGGATCAAGATAAAGAATTTCTTGAATACCGAGTCTTGGTTGTTGTTCATTGATTAAGATTTGATAAAACAATCTTCCATCAATATACCAGTTGCGAAAAATATCTGCACCTGAATTGGAAAAATCAAGTAATCTTAAAATGTTTCCAAATTCTTCTCGAATTTTTTCTTTAATTGGTTCTGGTTGTTCAAGGTCATCAAGAATAATTGTAACTGATTTACCAAAATTATCGTGAACAATTGCTTCGTTCACAATGTCATCAATTGCAGTTTCCAGTTCTGGTTGCATTGACATCTCACGATAACGTGAGATGAGATCGTTTTCATTTTTGAAACTGGCTTCAAGATCTAGATATGTGCCAAAATAGCCACCAGATGTGACTGTAATTGCACCATCATCGTTAATTGGAGCAGCGACCTGCGGTTGGAGTTCAACTTCAGCCGCAGGTTTTTTTCGAAGAATTTCGAAGCCGAATAGATTAATAGCCATATTTTTTACTCATCATAACAAAAAAAGACATTAAAGTTTAAATGGGTCTACGATTTTTTCACTTTTTGCTCTAGCAATTGCACCTTTAGCAATTGAAGATGCGTTAATATTTGCCAGTGGATTATTTCCTGCTCTTCTTGCTTGAACACCAAGAGATGTCAATCGATTACTTAATCCACCAGTTGCTCGGCTCACTGCACCTTGTGCAGTTCTTCCAACAAACCCAGTAACTTGTGATGTTACTTGCGCTTTTACAGTGCGTTTAACTCTACGCACGAGACTTTTGAAGAAACTCATACGGTTCTCCTATTAGGTTGCGCTAGTATCTGAAGTCCAGTACTGGTATGCAAATGTCACTTGATATTCTTCAATTGTGTCGTTTGCGCCCCAATCTAGTTCAATTGGTGAAATATCGATTGGGAACATTCCTCTGAAGTTATACTCTTTGATAATTGCGCCAGTCTTTGAATATTGAGAAACTAGAGCATCAAATTGATAACCATCAGCAAGAACAGCAGCCAAGTTTTCTTCGTGACTATTAATGTCTTGCATCAACAACTCAAGAGCATTGCGAATTGCAAAGTCTTCATCGTTGAGAATCGTTACAGTCCAATCAGCGAACGTTCTATTTCCAGCGTACTTAACGTTACGACCGAAATATGGAACTTCAACTAATCCAACTGTTGATCCTGGCAACTGTGCTGCCTTACACAAGAAATTGAAGTTTGGTCCTAATCTGTTGATTTGAACCTCAAACAGATTAGGACGTGCGCCATCACCAGTAAATGTAGAAGTGAATTCTGAAATATTAAATGGCATTGTTTATTTCTCCTGAAACTTTATCTATTTATTGCCTGTTAAGCACCAGTTTTACCGACGACTTCTTCGAAGGCTACACCAGTACGGACAGCAACAAAGTTCAACTTGATAAAGTTAATGCTTCTTGCTGGCTTGACGTAGATATCTCCAACAAACTCATTACGATCAATGACGTCTGGAGTGTTGTTTGTTGTATCGCAAACCACGCGATAGTCAAAGATACCACGACGACCTTTAACTGTTCTCAAGAATGGCTCAACAAGTGACACGAACTGTGCTCTTGTAAATTCATCGTTGAATTCGAAGAGGCTTGAACGTGCAGCGATTGCAATTGCTTTTTCAAGAACAATAAACAAGCGACGTACATTGATACGATCGAACGCACTTGGCTTGCCCAACATTGTCTTATCGCCGAAGAGAATCGTTCCTTCTCCTGGGAAACTTACAACTGGGTTGATACCATTCTTATAGAGCGTATCGCGTTGTGTTGAAGTTGGATAATATGCAAGTTTAACAAGATTTCGAATTGCACCACGTGAAGATCCTGCTGGTGAGAACCATGGATCGCGCACTGCATCTGTTCTTGCGCAAATACCAGCGATATCGCCGTTCAATGGAATCCAACGATAAATGTCGTTGTATTTGTCATACTGATATTTCCAACCAGAATCCATCACTGCATAAGAAGAACTGACGTTTGCGAGAGCATTCTTACGATAGTTTACGATGTCATCAGTTGCAGTTGATGATTGGCAGTTTGCGAGTGTTGGTGATACGAACGTTACTGAATCTTTTCTTGCTTCAGATACGTTTTGAATTGCGTACAACACTGTTGCGGAATCATGGTTGCCTGTCATCACGAGAGAAACGTCGATTTCTTCTGGGTTGATAAATTTGGCGTAACCTGTTTGGACGTTACCAGAAACTGGACCACCGTCAGTACCATTTACAAGCGATACTGTATGGACAGCAGAAACATTGACTAATTGAGCGAATGTACGACCAGCCGCTGATTTACCCCAAGTTGCTGAAGTATTTGCAACGTCCAAGTGATCTGTCCAGTGAATATACTTTGATAAACGATAGATTACATCACGATAGTAGTTTGAATTACCAACACTGTCCTTGGCATCAGATGCCTTAGAAACGAATGGGTAAACTTCAAGAACCGTATTTGATGTTCCTGTGAACAATCCGTCTTCATCCACAACAACGATATGCATTTCGTCGTTTGCACCGCTCACGCTTGCTGCATATGGAGAAGTGCCAGGAGCAGAAGTAAAGTTGCCTTGATATGGCCAAGAAGCGAATAGAGTTGCGTTTGCATTTGCCCAAACAGAAACTTTGAGCGTGTTTCCTTGTGCGCCAGGATAGCGAGCAGCCCAAGCACCTACTGTTGCACTATTTGAATTATAGTAGTTATTGAAATATGTTTCGTCATTCTTAATCAAGACATTTGAAGAAGAATTTGTAACTGCAGTGTTCGTGTTAACACCGTTCACAGCACGAACAACACGAATGTCACTTCCGTAAGAAAGGAAATTGGCGCAGGTGAAGAAAGAAACGGCAGTATTGCTGTCTGGTTTACCGAAAAACTCTACCAACTTCGTCTCATCAGAAACTTGGATAGCAATTTCAGCTGGACCCCAGTTAAAAACGCCGCAAAACGCACCAGTTGTAGTCGCAACAGCTGGAACAACTGTTGTTAGATCCACTTCAGAAGTAACAACACCAGGAGATACTTGAAAAGCCATGTTTTATGCTCCTATGCATGGAGAATTGTAAGAAATCTACTAGTTATTTATAAAATTGGGTATTTTAACGCTCGACGGTGTTCCAAAGGGCACCATCTGAGATAAATCGACCATCATTTTGATCCACATCAATATGACCAGAAAGAAACGTTGGTAGTGACTCTTCTTCAATTTGCCTCATCTGTTCTTCATAAAGTTTCATTTTAATGTTTGAATTTGAAAGATCAGCAAAAAAAGATTGATTTGTCATCCATGAGAACAATACAAGACACATAACCAAATCATCGTGGCTACCTTCTTCAGCCTCAAAACTACTACCCTTCGAAATAAAAGTAGATAACTCTGAAATTATATCAAAATCTTGTATGATTATCTTTTGAGACTCAATTAAATTCTTTAGAATCGAGGTTCCAAGACGTTTTACAGACTTTGTTGTTCGAATTCCTCTTTGAGATTTGTTTCCATAACCCCAAGTCAAAGACATTTTTCCCTTTATATCCACCGTTGAAAGAATATTCTCATATTCGTAATCTTCAAACAATGAATCAACAACTTGTTGACCATTATCGTTTATTTCTACTAATGCATAAGCATTATTGTAATATTCTCCAATCTTTTTAATCACACCAGGATAAACAAGAGGACTAATATTATTGTCTCTATAGGTGGCTACAACCTGATAAGGAACATCTGTAATGTCAACAACAACGCATGCGGAATAATCTAAACCCTTTCCACGAGAAGTATCTACTACTGTTGCATAAGTTCTTTCTGGAACTGGTGTTTTATAGATTTTAATTCCATTCTCAGAAACATGCGCAGGAGTTACAAAGGCTAATGATTTAAGACCTGCAGCAGAGATAAGTGTTCCAGAAGAACCCATGAACTCGCATTCCATTTCCTGCATAAACTTCTGATCACCAAGAACACGACGCTGTTCATCTGCCCATTGTTGTGTTCTTCCTGGAACTTGTCGCCAGTTTGCTTCAACATGCGTGAATCCGTTTTGTCCTTCAACGGCTTCGGTCCACATTTTATAAAAGTGATTCATGCCGTTTGGCGTTGAAGAAATTAAAATCTTAGAGGTTGTACCAGAAGAAATGGTTGGGTAAACGGACGTGAAGAATTCTTCGGCGATATTACTTGGCACGAATGCAAACTCGTCGAGATACAAAAGCGAGATAGAGAAACCACGAATCGCGCTGGAAGCAGTAGAATTAGCAATTACACGACATCCGTTTTCTAATTCAATGTCACCCTTGTTCCAAACTTTCACGCCCTGTTGAATCCACATTGGCAATGCTTCATACGCCAACTTAATACGAGCAAGAATTTCTCTTGACGTACTGGCTTTGTTTGCAAGAATCGCGACAGTTTTGTCTTGATTGAATAGAATGTACCAAAGGATATATCCAACGATAATCGTGGTCTTACCAACCTGACGACCTGCTTTTACAATCACACGACGATTATCATTGATGTCACTTACGACTTGTTTTTGAAAAGGATATAGTTCAATTTGAACAAACCCCTTATCAAGTGTAATGATCTTCACATAGTTTTCAATAAAGTATGTTGGATCTTGTGCGCACTTGACGAATTCTCGAACCTGATCTTCAGTCAGATTCATCGCCATGTTCACTCGCTTCAGCTTGGGGTTGCCAAGATAATGTTTTAGTTTAGCCGCTATTGGATTCATTCTTTAATTGTCGCAATAATTCAGCAGTGCTTCCAACGAAGATTGCTTTGTCTACATTCACATTCGTTGGTGCTGTTTGTTCTTCAGGACCACGCAATTCTTTTTGCTGCTTTTGTAAGATCATCAACTTCTCTGTCACATCAGAGAGATTCTTGATCATATTTGCTGCTACTTCATACGCTCTTGGGTGTTGCGATTCTTTTGCCACTTCAAGAATGCCGTCCAGAGCTTCGTTACCCTTCTCGATAAGGTTGTAATAATTAGAACGAGAATAGTCAGCGTCAGGATTAACGCTTGAGTCGTTTGATCCATGAATAGTAACACTTTTATTGCCCTCGCTCATCACAGGAACATAATCAGTGTTTAAAATTTCTGCTAGATTTTTATCTACTTCACTCATGTAATATTTGGTGCTTCTTGTAATATCTCATCAAATCCAAATGCAGTATTTGCATTTGCTGTTGTTGGGTCTGGAGTTACTTGTAATTTTGTTAACTGATAATCGTTAGTTCCAAAACTTGAAATGTTATACGATGCGTTTGATAATGCACCTGTCAAAAATCTTCCATCTTTGAGTATGCCCTTTTGATCAGAAACATACAAAACAAGAGCCTCAGAGTCCCAAGCATCAACATAGGCTGTTGCATTTGCTGAAGTTATTGTTCGCCCCTCATAAACCAACTCACCAGAACGAAATGTTCCTTGACCACCTGTATTAGCAAAATACACAACTCTTTGATCTTCAGGAGTTGTAACCATTGCATATGTATTTGCTGTAACTTTTCGGATTACATCAACAGAAGCAATAGGTCCATACATATAACCTTTTACTGTAAATGAAAGCGTCCATGTCAACATACGAAGATTATCAGGTGAGCCAACATCATCAACGTTATAATTTACACTTTGCAAAATAAAAGGTACATCGATTTTTTGATCTGATAAACCAATAATATCTAATGACAAGTTTAAATCTGGATTGAAATATGGTAGAATTTGTTCGACGATTTGAGTGCCATCCTCAACATTGCGAACATAAATGTTTAATTCAAAATTAAAATCATATGGAACTGCACGTATTGCTTTTATCGTTTGACCAGATTCTGGTGAATAACTTTCAGCGTATAGATTTCTTTTTCTTAGTGGATCATAATTAATCGCAGTAAGTTCAAAACTCATACGTGGCAATGTCATTTGAACTTCTTTTGTTAACTCAGGATCTTGTGTGATGCGCGCATAAAATTTTTCTTTTTGCGCATACTGCAATGGAACAATAATTCTTTCGATCTCTTGAGTTCCCGCTTTATTGTATCTTACAAGACGAATGTTATTAAAGATTGTGCCAAATGACACAACCATTTTTCTTACAATTCTATGATAAAAATGTGTATTTGAAAGCATTATGGTTCACCAAATGGATTGACTTCAGTAAAGTCAATAATATTATCAGCCTCTGTTTCAATTCTAGAATTGTCATCCATTGATTCAAGATTAACATTCACCATCAAATCAGGAACAGTGTTCATTGTCCACTGAGCGTTACTTGAATTACCTTTGATAATTGTATTATTTGCAAATTCACCACGAATATTTCTCAAATATAATGTTCCACTTGGTTTGTCCCATGCAGAAACAATTCCACGACAAGTTGAACTTGCTAGATTTGCACCTTGGAATGCCCATTCATACAAAGTAAATGATCCATTACCACCAGGAGCAACTTTGTATTCAATGTTAACTGCTTGTTTGTTTGCAATTCTATCAATTTCATCCATGCCAGTATCAAGTAATTCACCATTATACTTGAAGGCTTCAACAGTTAATCCATACATGTATGGATTTCTGGCGTCTTTACCTAATTGGAAGAAGTTTTTTTCTTCTGCAACAAATTTAATCTCCATTAGTTTGTATTGAACTGGAAGATAAATTAAATCGCCTTCTTTTGGAACATTATGAGTATCGCCCATTGTAGAAAAAACATATTTTTCAAACGAGCGGCGTGACATTACAAGCCTTGCAGTTTCTTGAATTTCTAATCCAAACTTACTGAAAAATTCTTTATTGCCCTCATAATCTCTAACTGATTCAAGATACATCTCAATTTTGATTGCATGCGAGAAATACTTAACTGGATCGTCACCAAATAATTCATCAGTAGAGGATTGTGAATCTCTTGGAATATAATAAACATCAATTCCGTGATTCTTGATTGATTCGATGATCAAATCTTCTAGCAAAAACTGTTCAGTTTTTGCAGCTTGATTGTTAAAATATACGCTAGTTGCCATTTTATCCTACTAAGAATGGCACTGGTTCTTCGAAAGTGTCTCGGAGTTTTTCTTCAAGACGTTCGATTTCTACAGATGCTTCATCCCAAATTTTTTGACCATTGATTGTAAGACCACCAGGAAGAACATAATTATCATATTTCTTCAAGTTTTCACCCCACTGTCTCTTAAACAATTGAGCCGTGTATTCCTTTAACCAACTATCGTTGAAAACTTTATAATAACAATCTGGATCTACAATTCTAAAACATTCAAATACCATAAAATTGCCTGGATCAAATCGTCTGTCCATCTCAATTTGAAGGTACAAACGATTGGTCTTTTTATTAAATGTGTAAGGATATTCGCCTGTGATAATCATGTCGAGCATTGAAAGATGCTCACGCGCGATCACATAATAGGTATATGAAGAAGAAGTTAGATTGTAAAAATCATTTAAACGAAGCTGATAATTAATATCAAAAATGTTAAATCCAGCTGAAGAAGTTGAAGATTGAGTCGATCCTGTATACGGAAATACCTTCGAAACTCCGATGATGGAATCAGGAAGTTGAATATATTTGTTTTGAATGTCACCTGCTGTTAATTTGTGAGCAAGCCACGTTCTTTCGGTTCCGTCGAAATGATAGTCTCGAAATCTCTGTAAAGCATCATCGATGCGATCGTCTAACTGATCATCATCGACGTTGATGTCAATAACTGGAAACCCGAGTTTACGGAGACAAAAATCTTTTAGTTCTGTTCTGGAAGAAGGTTGCGCCATCTGAAACCTCTCTAATTATTGTATATTTAGTTCTCTATCAATTTCCCTTCTCGAGAAGTATAGAATTTATTCGGATCCATATGTGCAAAAAACTCATATCTGGGCTCGTTTGGGAGAATTCTTTTTCCTGTCGATACCTCTCCGATATGTTCAATTAAATTTAATCCGTTTTGAGCCTTTAAAGTGACTGAATGCATTTGCTCAAAATGATTCAGATAGACCATTATCATACCTTCGTTTAAATTAAATCCCCAATAATCTTGAAATGGATAATCAACAATATTCTTTCTATAAAGAGAGAAGATAATGGGAAATGTTTTAGTGTTTTTTGAATAGTAATAGTTTTTAAATGCAGTATCATCAGGCTCAATCTTACATTCTGATTCTGTGAAATACCATGGTTGTCGTTGCAAAACAACAGAAGCGATCTTCGAATCACTTTGTAAACACTCAATCATATCATTGATTCGAATTATCCCCTTTAAAACGACGTCATCTTCTTGATGCAAGATGTAATCGAAGTCT